GAAACCTTCGACGATGTATAACATAGTATATAAGAATAACATCCTGAAAAGCTACAGGACTAGACGTGAAGCACAACAAGAGCTTGACGACAGACAGGGCTTGTGCTATATGCTGAGACTGTCAGAACATGAGACCTATTCAATTGCAAAAGGATATTCCAATGCAGCCCGAAGAACAAGGAAGAAAGGGGCCGTGTCCCAAGTGTGATTCTTCTGACGCCAACCATCACTACAATGATGGACACACCTACTGCTTTAGCTGTAAAACTTATCAACATCCAAAGGAAGTCACGACTATGGCTACTAGATTACCAATACAAAAGACTGTGGCGGCTACGCCACTTACTGAACTAACATCCAGCAAGATGGCTGAGTATAATGATATCTTAGATCGAAAGATACTTAGGGATACAGCCAAGAAGTATGGCACCCTCACAAAAAAGAAGGGGTCCATGACAACACACCATGTCTATCAGTACTATGATACGAATGGTAATCATATCTGTAATAAGGTACGTGACACCGCCAACAAAAAGTTTTGGTCCGAAGGACAGATGACTGAGGCTGGCTTGTTTGGTCAGAATGTATTCACTCAGAAGGGTAAGTTCATTACCATCTGTGAGGGTGAGGTAGATGCTATGTCTGCCTATCAAATGATGGGGTCTAAGTGGCCTGTCGTTTCCCTGAAGAATGGTGCAGCATCAGCATTATCTAACTGTAAGCAATCCTTTGAGTACCTCAATCAGTTTGATCAGGTAGTCTTATGCTTTGACAGTGACAAGGCTGGCAAGCAAGCAGCCGCTGATGTGGCTGAAATCTTTGAGCCTAACAAGTGCAAGGTTATGAACCTAGACTTGAAGGATGCCAATGAATACCTCAAGGTAGGTAAGTCAGAAGACTTCATGACTGCATGGTGGGGCGCTAAGTCCTTCACCCCTGCTGGGATTGTCAACCTACATGATCTAGGGGATAGTCTATACGATGAGAACTACTGCGAGACTTGCCTCTACCCTTGGACACAGTTGAATGACAAGACCTATGGCATGAGGACGGGGGAGCTAGTGACGTTCACCAGTGGTGCTGGTATGGGTAAGTCCAGCATCATGCGTGAGCTAATGCACCACCTACTGATGAATACCAAAGATAACATTGGTATCTTGGCAATGGAAGAAAGCACACGTAATACAGCTTTTAATATCATGTCAGTGGAGGCCAATGCTAGGCTGTATATTAAAGAAGTACGTGATCAATATACCAAGGCACAGCTACGTGAATGGCAGGATAAAACCCTAGGCAGTAAGAGGTTCTTTGCCTTTGATCACTTTGGTTCTATAAGCAACGATGAAATCTTAGGCCGTGTTCGTTACATGGCAAAGGCATTAGGCACCAAGTGGATTATCCTTGATCACCTATCTATCTTAGTATCAGGTCAAGAAGATAACGGTGATGAACGTAAGTCAATTGATATTCTAATGACTAAGCTACGTTCTCTGGTTGAAGAAACAAATGTAGGGTTACTGCTTGTGAGCCACCTACGTCGGCCAAGTGGTGATCGTGGACATGAGGATGGCCGTGAGGTATCCTTGTCCCACCTGCGTGGGTCTGCCAGCATTGCACACCTATCTGATGCAGTCATAGCACTGGAGCGTAACCAACAGGCAGACGATGAGCAAGCAGCCAACACCACCACCATACGTATCTTGAAGAACAGATACACTGGTGACACTGGTGTCGCTTGCTACTTGCACTATGATAAAGATACTGGTAGGATGACACAGATTGATAACCCTTTTGCGGAGGATGAATAATGGTATGGAAATATAGAACAGAACAAGATGTAGAACATGTTTCAAATTATTTAAAAGATAAGAAACTTTTATTTACTTTTGATGAACGACTACCTGCTTTTTATATAAGTCATCCTGATCCTGAGAAACATTATATAGCTTATCAATATTATTATACAACAGGGAGATGGGGAGTTATGTATAATAAACGAAATAAAAATAGAAAACATTATATGTGTAAAGACATAGAAACATTAGTAGATAAATATATTTTAGAAGGGGAATGAAGAATGAACCAACATGAGAAACAACAACAGAACAAAGTGGAGAAGAAGAATGACTACAATGGGTAAACGTAAACAATTTGACAGAGCTTTGTATCAAGTAGCTGACAGGGATGCCAAGCAAGCTACCCTAAAGTATATTAAAGATATGAACTATACTACTATTGATACTACAGAGAGGAAAGACTTTGATATTATCTGCAAAGCTACAGAAAATATCCACCACCTCTATGAAGTAGAGATTAAGTATTCTTGGAAGGGTGAGTGGAACCCTAGTTGGAAAGAAGTACGTATCCCTTATCGTAAGAACCGCTTGCTACTTAAGTGGAAAAAGGAATATCCTGATGCACTCTTTACATTTATAGTATGGCGTAGCGATTGCAAACAGGCGTGGCATATTGACGCAAATATTTTACTTGACTGCGAAGTAGAAGAAGTATCTAATAGAAACATCAGAGAGGGTGAGAAGTTCTTTCATATACCTGTGGAGGATGCTTGTCTCATTAAGGTATAATGACAACAGCTATAGTTGATATTGAAACAGATAGTTTAAATGCAACAAAGATACACTGTATCGTAGCAAGAAGTTATAAAACTAATAAGGTTAAGGCGTGGGTAGGGCAGGAGTGTTCGGAGTTCGCTAGTTGGTCGCAGCAGATTGATACCTTTGTAATGCACAATGGTATCAGCTTCGACGCTCCTGTCCTGAATCGTTTACTTGGATGTAATATAAAGCTTAGTCAGATACGTGATACTCTAATTGAGTCACAGCTTTATAATCCTATACGTGATGGTGGTCACTCTCTTGAAGCTTGGGGTAAGACCCTTGGCTTTGAGAAGGGTGACTTCCATGACTTCGCACACTACTCACCTGAGATGCTGGAGTATTGTAAACGTGACACAGAAGTAACACGTCTTGTAGCACAGAAGTTAGAGGTAGAAGGTAAACCGTTCAAGCCTAAAGCTTACGAGCTAGAGTGTAAAGTCAGGGCTATCATAGATAAGCAGCAGAAGAATGGCTTCGCTTTTAAAATAAAAGAAGCCATGATCTTACAGGCTCAGTTACAAGATGAACTGTCTACACTGGAGCGTAAGGCAGAAGAAGACTTTGAACCAACTGAAGTAGTACTAAAGACTAAGACTAAATACATACCCTTCAATATAGCAAGTCGTAAGCAGATAGCTGATAGACTACAAGCTAAAGGGTGGGAGCCTACTCAGATGACTGAGAAAGGTAATGTAATTATTAATGAAGCAGTCTTGTCTAAGATTAAGTTACCTGAAGCCAAGATGTTCAATAGATATTTTCTATTGCAGAAACGCACTGGTCTACTAAAGTCTTGGATCATGGCATGTCAAGAAGATAACCGTGTACGTGGTAGTGTGATGACGCTTCGTACTATAACTGGAAGGATGGCACATGCAGTTCCTAATATGGCACAAGTTCCCGCTGTCTATAGCCCTTACGGCAAAGAGTGCAGAGGACTATGGACAGTTGATGATGTATCTAAGTATCGCTTGGTAGGTGTGGACGCCAGTGGTCTTGAACTAAGATGCTTGGCACACTACATGAATGACCCTGAGTATACCAACATTGTATTAACAGGTGATGTACATACAGCTAACCAAGAGAGAGCAGGGCTTAAGACACGGGATCAAGCCAAGACATTTATCTATGCTTTTCTCTATGGTGCTGGTGCAGCAAAGATTGGTAAGGTAGTAGGTGGTACAGCCAAGCATGGACAACAGTTGATAACTAGGTTCTTGAATAACATGCCAGCCCTTAAGCATCTTAGGATGTTGGTCAGTAAAGAAGCTGCTGGTGATACAATAAAAGCTTTGGACGGTAGGCTGCTACACATTAGATCAGAACATGCAGCACTTAACACTTTACTTCAGGGTGCTGGTGCTATAGTATGTAAGCAGTGGCTTGTTCACATCATGGAACGAGTCATTAAAGCTAAGTTAGATGTAAGATTAGTTGCTTCGATACATGATGAGTATCAGTTTGAAGTAGCTATCCCTGACATAGAAAGATTTTGTAGGCTAACAAAGGAGGCAATGACACAGACAACAAAGACACTGAAGATGAAGTGTGAATTAGACTGTGATTATAAAGTTGGAAAAACATGGGCTGATACACATTAAGTAGTTGACACTCTAAATCAAGTAGTGTATACTGATGGAGTTGTAGTAGTAGACAAACACAATATCAACAGCCACAATAGTGTGGCACTAAACACAAGGAAAATTAATATGCCTCCAATTCAACCTCTATATTTAACTGGTAAATGCTATTGGGCCTCTGTCGTAGAGCCTAACAGCACGTTTGAACCTGCTTGGCAAGTCGATCTCTGTCTTGATGCAGATTCAAAAGCTTTAGTAGAAGGTGCAGGTCTAAATGTACGTAACAAAGAAGATGAGCGTGGTGAGTTTGT